GCCCAGCAACAACAGGCGGTGCAGCAGCAAGCGGCTATTGATCCACGGGCTGAAGAATGGGCCGAGCGCAATGAGTGGTTTGGCGCAGACAAAATCATGACGGCTGCGGCGCGCGCGATCCACTTGGATCTGATTGCTGAAGGCGTTTCGCCACGCAATAATCAGTACTACAACGAATTAGATCGTCGTATGCAGGAATCTTTTCCACATCGATTCACAAATCAGAATAGCTCTGATAACATGAATCCGCCCAGAGCCAACCGACCCGTGCAAACGGTTGCGCCTGCTGCCCGGTCGTCCGGGGTTAACACATCAGCACGCCGCGTGGTCAAGCTGACACCAAGTCAAGTTGCCATTGCCAAAAAACTGGGCGTTCCGCTTGAGGAATATGCCAAGTACGTGAAGGATTAATCATGGATGAAATGCAGACCAACGATAGCGCACCGATGGTGCCTAAATTAAAACGTGAAACCCGTGCGTCGCAAACGCGCGAGAAGTCCACGCGTCGCCGTCCCTGGGCACCTCCTTCCAAACTGGATGCTCCACCCGCTCCCGAAGGATTCCAACATCGCTGGATTCGACGTGAAGCTAATGGGTTCGATGATCGAAGCAATGTTGCAGCCAAACTCCGCGAGGGGTATGAACTGGTTCGTGCTGACGAGTACCCGGACTATCATGCCTCGTCGATGGACGACGGCAAACACGCTGGCACCATTGGTGTCGGAAGTTTGTTGCTCGCGAGAATCCCAACAGAGACGGCCAGTGAGCGAACTGCGTATTACCGAGAACGGGCCCGAGATCAACAACGTGCCGTCGACAATGAAATGTTGAAGGCCAATGCTCATGACACGATGCGAATCGGTACTCCTGAGCGTCGCTCTCGTACCACTTTTGGCAGCCGCGAGTCGGCTGAAACCTAAACCTATGCAAGGATAGACAAATGGCTAACGTAGATAAGCCCTTTGGTCTTCGCCCCATCGGCAACTTGTCCGCAACAGGTGCTCAGAAGCAGTATGGCTACCTGATCGCAGACAACCAGTCTGGCGCGATTTACCAAGGCGACCTAGTGACCGTTTATGACGGTTATCTCGTCAAGTTTGCACCCGCAACCCATACGGCAGCAGTTGGCGTGTTCAATGGTTGTAACTACATTGATCCCACCACCGGCAAGCCCACCTGGAAGAACTACTACCCCGGTTCGGTCAACATCACGCAGGGAGAAATCACTGCTGACGTGCTTGACGATCCCAACCAGTTGTTCATCGTCCAGGTTGATGAGTCGGTTGCACAGACTGACATCGGCAAAAACGCAGACGTTGTTGGCACTGGCGGCAGCACCACCACAGGTGTTTCCACCATGGAACTCGACTCGTCCACGATCGCAAAGACCGCAGCCCTGAACCTTAAGATTGTTGGTTTGTGGGATGTTCCAGGCAACGAGTTTGGGACTAACGCAGTGGTCGTTGTAAAGATCAATGAGCACCTGTACGGCAGTGCTGGTGTTGCTGGGCAAGGAGCTTAATCATGGCAATTTCACGCGCACAACTGGTGAAAGAGCTTGAGCCCGGTCTCAACGCTCTGTTTGGTCTCGAGTATAAAAACTACGAGAACGAGCACACCCAAATCTATAGCATCGAATCTTCAGACCGTGCGTTTGAAGAAGAGGTGATGGAATCGGGCTTTGGTGAGGCTCCGGTGAAGAACGAAGGCGCAGGCGTCGCATACGACAACGCGCAAGAGGTCTACACCGCACGCTACACCCACGAGACCATCGCTTTGGCGTTCGCGCTGACCGAAGAGGCCGTCGAGGACAACCTCTACGACCGCTTGGCTGCTCGCTACACCAAGTCGCTGGCCCGCTCGATGGCTCAGACCAAGCAGATCAAAGCTGCTGCAATCCTCAACGGTGCTTTTGACACCTCAATCGGTGGCGACGGCAAGCCCCTGTGTGCTCTGGATCACCCAACCCTGGGCGGACCAGACCTCAAGAACGAGCTTACCGTTCCTGCTGACCTGTCAGAAACGTCGCTTGAGCAGGCATTGATTGACATCGCTGCGTTCACCGACGAACGTGGCCTGAAGATCGCTGTTCAAGGTTTGAAGCTCATCATCCCGAAAGAACTCATGTTTACGGCAGACCGCATCATGAAGTCGACGCTGCGTGTTGGTACAGCAGATAACGACATCAATGCGATCAAGAACATGGGCATGGTTCCTCAGGGCTATACCGTGAACCACTTCTTGACCGACCCCGATGCATGGTTCGTGAAGACCGATGCACCCAACGGCATGAAGATGTTCGAGCGTGTTGCAATGCGTACCGGTTTCGAAGGCGACTTCGATACGGGCAACGTCAAGTACAAAGCTCGCGAGCGTTACTCGTTTGGATTCTCGGATCCGCGAGGCATGTTCGGTTCGCCTGGAGCCTAAACGGCACCAAGAAAAGGGGGTTACAAAACCCCCTTTTTTATTTATACTAGGTTTATTCCGGGGTTAGCCCGGTGCATCAGACAGTCCCGGCTGACGACATGCAGACTGATGTACCGATATCGCATGTGAGGAACTCATGGCCCAGACCACTTTTTCCGGCCCAGTTAAAGCCGGTACTATTTCCCAAACCACCGGTACGACAGTCGGCACCAATGTTGCAAATGTCGGTTTCGTGGTAATGGGTCAATCGGCTGTTATTGACATTATCGGCGCTTCCGCTGCCGACCAAGTTGTCGCTACGATTCCTGCTGGTTCGCAGATTATCGACGTCATCCTTAACGTCACGACTGCAAACGACGATACAGGGACTGCAACTGTTGTTGTGGGAACCTCTGCCGATGCAGACGCTTTCATCCCCAGCACCAGTGTCAAGAGTGCTGGTACGACGCGCGGCACGCTGGACACAGAAGCCACTGACGTTGGAACCACGGACATCCAGGTACTTGCTGACTTCACCGCCCAGAACGGTAACGGTGCCGCAGGTGCTGCGACAGTGACGGTCCTTTATCTCCAGGCCCGCGACCTAGTCTAATAGGAGGCTCACATGAGCTTCAGTAATATCCAGTCGGTCCAAAAGACCACGACTGCGACGGCGATCAACGGGCGCACGCGTCTTATCGGTTTGTACTTTACGCACACCGCGACGCCTGCAACGCTGACGCTACGCAGCGGCGGATCAGGAGGCACGGTCAAGTTGACCATGACCACACCTGCTTCTGCGGGATCTCAGGACTTGATCATCCCTGACATGGGCATCTTATTTGAAGACGGCGTTCATGTGACGTTCAGTTCCGCTGAGATTACTTCGGCAACCTTCTTGTTTGAAGGTGGAGCAGCAGCGTAATGGCTAAGTCCAAGGGCATGGGCATTGCGACGTCGGTCAAGAGTGGAAACTTTAGGCCGACTAAGCAGGGTGCCGGGATGACGCAAAAGGGTGTTGAGGCTTACCGCAAGGCCAATCCTGGCAGTAAGCTTAAGACCGCCGTCACCTCGGACAACCCAGGCCCCAAGGACGCTGCACGCAGAAAGTCTTTTTGCGCTCGGTCGGCAGGTCAGATGAAGATGTACCCGGAAGCGGCCAAAGATCCCAACAGCCGCATCAGACAAGCTCGAAGACGATGGAAGTGTTAGATGGACACCGGTGTTATCGTTTGGAATCTGGTCACGTCTTTCTTTGTGGCTTTGGTAATGTTCATGATTAAAATGAACCACGACGAGCAGAAGCGCATTCAAATTCTGCTTAATAGAACGAGGGAGGAAATCGCTCGTGATCACATCACTCGTGCAGAGGTTCGTGCGGACCTTGAAAGAATTATGGAACGGTTTGATTCAGGCTTTGAACGGCTTGAAGCAAAGATTGATGCCCTCGCGGAAAAAGGAAGATAGCGATGGCCACTAAACCCGGTTTATACGCCAATATTTTGGCAAAACGCAAACGGATCGCGGCTGGATCAGGCGAGAAGATGCGCAAACCCGGCACCAAAGGCGCTCCTACGGCAAAAGCCTTCAAGGAGTCCGCAAAAACCGCAAAAGGAGTGAAGAAATCATGATGAAAGGTTACGCAAAAGGGGGCATGGCTGATAAAGAAGGCCGTGCCATGAAGCGCAAGACAGCCGACACAAAGGGTCGTGCTATGCACAAAATGCCTGATGGCAGCATGATGCCTGGGGCCAAGCATGGCATGAAGAAGGGCGGTATGGCCACCAAAATGAAGAAGGGGAAGTAATCATGGCTGGACGTGGAATGGGCTGCGCAACGCGCGGCGGTGGCGCTGTAGAGAGCGGCCCCAGGAACAAAATGATCTCTAAAACCAGTGACAAGACCGGTCCCGTGATGATGAAAAACGGTGGTGCGGTCAATCAGCACAAGCGCATGGCCATGAAAGGCGTGAAGAAGATGCGCATGGGCGGAGCAGCTTGCGACTAAACGATGGCAACCTCCGGCACAGCGACATTCAACCTTCAGTTTGACGACATCATCGAAGAAGCCTTCGAGCGATGTGGTCTGGAGGTGCGCACAGGGTACGATATTCGCACGGCGAGTCGTTCCCTGAACTTGATGTTTGCCGAATGGGCCAACCGAGGGCTAAATCTTTGGACGATTGAGCAACGACAGCAGGTGCTAACGGCAGGTGACCCGCAGTATTCGCTACCTAGCGATACGGTGGACGTTTTGTCTGCTGTTTTACGCACAGGATCTGGCACCAATCAGCAAGACATTACGCTTGATCGGATTAGCCAGAATGAGTACTTGCACATGCCTAATAAACTGCAAACGGGAACTCCTGCGCAGTTTTATGTGCAACGCACGGTGCCTGCTGAGCTTTTCATCTACCCTGCTCCAGATACTGCACAGACATATACCTTTAGGTACTACGGCATCCGTCGTATACAGGATGTTGGTGCGGCAACCAACACAGCGGATATCTCTTTCCGTTTCCTGCCTGCCCTTATTGCGGGGCTTGCCTACTACATCGCGATTAAGCGTGCGCCTGAGCGCATCGGCACGCTGAAGAATTTCTACGAAGAGGAGTTCTTCCGCGCTGCTGCCGAAGACCGTGATCGTGCCAGTGTGTTCTTGACGCCGGATGTGCAGAGTTACTGACCATGGGCGGCTATGCCTCTGGCAAATACTCCCTAGCGCTGTGTGACCGATGTGGCCAGCGCTACCAGTACCTTGTGCTTCGCAAGGAGTGGACGGGATTTAAGGTTTGCCCTGAGTGCTACGAGCCCAAGCATCCACAGCTTGAGCCGATTCGCACAGCAGGTGATGCGGTTGCCATCTACGAACCAAGGCCCGATATTATAGAGCCTGTAACGATTTACCTGGGAGCCCCAGGCAATTCGTTTTTTGCCTCGGTCGGCATGGTGCCAGAAACGCCCGCACAGGCTATCATGCTGGATGTTGAATTAGGCAATGTTACGGTGAGCCTGTCATGACCTATTCCGAGCTTGTAACCCAGATTCAGAATTACATGGAGACGACGTTTTCAACAACGAACGTCGATAACTTCATTAAGCAGGCTGAGCAGAGGATTTATAACAGCGTTCAGATCCCAAGCTTGCGTAGAAACTCGACGGGTTTGACGACTGCTAACAATAAATACCTGCAATGCCCCTCAGATTTTCTGTCGGTGTACAGCATGGCCGTGGTCAATGATGATGGCGACTATGAGTACTTGTTGAACAAAGACGTCAACTACATCCGTCAGGTCTACCCCTCTCCGACCTACGCGGCTATCCCCAAGTATTACGCGCTCTTTGGCCCTGATTACAGTGCTCCTAGAGAGTTGACCTTTATTCTTGGTCCGACGCCCGATGCGATTTATACCGTCGAACTTCACTACTTCTACTATCCTGAGTCGATCGTGACCGCAGGGCAGTCCTGGCTTGGCGATAATTTTGACTCAGTGTTGCTCTATGGTTCGCTTCGTGAGGCCTATCTTTTTAACAAAGGTGAACAAGACCTTGTAGCCAATGTTGAAGCTAAATACGCAGAGGCCATGAATCTCCTGAAACAGCTTGGCGACGGTAAAGAGCGTCAGGATGCTTATCGTTCAGGTCAAATTAGAGTACCGGTGACTGGCTAATGGCTATCGTTCAAACCCCCTGCACAAGTTTTAAGCAAGAGCT